ACCCTTTTTAATATAAGGAAACGACATGAGCAATACATATGATGATACAAATAAAGGTGCGATGTGGAAAAACACATCAGACAATCCACAAGCACCCATACTCAAAGGTCATATTAATATAGATGGGGTTGTCCATAAAATATCTGCGTGGAAATCTAAATCTGACCATCCACACGCACCTAAATTAGACCTAATAAAAGACAGACCTCTGGAACAAACCAAACCAGAATTAAAGGTTGTTGAGGATGATGATGAAGAACTCCCATTCTAAATACCTTCTTGGCGATATAGTCAAAAAAAATGGTGTTGAATATATGGTGACTGAAACACATCCTAATCTGCTCAGACCTGTTCGTCTATATACATTGGACGATGGGTCTAAGTGGACTGTTAGACAGTTGGCAGAAAAATTACAGACAACCAGTACTTGTGCCAGACATAGATTAAATGCATCGACAGATTTAAAAAGGATTTTTGCACCCATTAGGGTTGGTGGTAGAAAAAAAGAAGAACCTAATAAGGGATTATTGAAGACTAGAAACTGGTACAAAGACCCACTTGTTAAACTAATGTTGAAAGGAGGATTATGAAAATCAAATGCCCACATTGTGAAAAGATGATAGACCCAGGATCTATAAAACAGAAACGACCAACTGATGAAGAGTTGATTGAATTTGATATTTTTAGAGATGCCTGGAGGGGTAAGAAACGAGGGTTACTTACCGAGATGGATAACTTTATAAAGAAACACAAAGATTGGCGAGAAGTTTTACCTACACTAAATCTACTGTATCTTGACTATGAAGACCAGAGATACATACCACACTTCCAGACATTTATTAATCAACGCAGATGGGAAATGTTTGGAACTAAACCTAAAATGTCTACACCTTATGGTGAGGAATTTGATTGGAGGAAAAAATGACTAATGAAGATAAATGTGTGGGTAAATGTTACCTACCAGTAGATAAAGATTTGATTAACCTGTTTCACGAATTTATGGAACAAGAAAAAGATTTTATGTTACCAATGATAATTGATAGTGCAGATGGTAATGGACATATTGAAGTTATTTTAACCAATACAAGTTAGGGAGAAAACAATGAGCATATCTCATAGTGATGCATACGAATTTGGAATGGAGAGTGATTGTTGTGGTGCTAATGTAATTTGGACTGATATATGCGAGTCCTGTAAAGAGCATTGCACACCAGTTGAAATGGACGAAGAAGATGAAGACTTATAATATAAAAGTACCCATCTGGAAAACAAGATCAATAGGTGTAGCAACTTATCGACCACCCTGTCTAATAGACATCACCTACACTAACACCGATGGTGAGAGAATTTATCCAGATACATACCTCGTAACGCAAGAATTTGCAGAGCAGTATCCTGTGAGAAGATTCGGCAAAAGTCCAGAAATGTACATAATTCCGATAAATCGTCTAAAAAAAGTTAGCGAGGATTCGATTTAAGACCCCTTAAAAAAGTTAGCAAGGGGTAAGTCTTACCTAAAAAGAGGAAAAACTATGAAACATAACTCAATAGATTCAGAAAGATCGGTCGTTGGAGGGTTGCTGCTAGACCCTTGCGTTGACAGAGTACTAGCAACCAGACTGACTGGTGATGATTTTAGCGATGAGAAACTATGCTATGTCTTTAATTGTATCTTAGATATGGTTAGAAAAAAAATACCAGTTGATGTCTTGACTGTCAGAGATTATATTGATTCAGATAAACAACCCAAAAGAAGATCCTGGGCAGTTGACTTCCAGTTTTTAGCATTGCTAAGTGAAAGTTCAACAGGAACTGCCAATATAGAAGTGTACGCAAAACATATTCGGGAAGCTAGAATTAAAAATCAGATAGACGATCTTAAAAAAGAAATCAACTATGATAACTATCAAGAAACAGTCTCTCAGATACAGTCTCTTGAGTTGGATATGGATTCCCAGAATGCCAATAGTGTTTTTTCAATCGTTGGTAAAACAATAGACTATCTAGAGAACCCAAATGAAAGTGGCTTTGGTTTGTCTTCTGGATTTGATTCCCTGGATGCTCTATTATCTGGTTTCAAAACACATACATTAACAGTCGTTGCAGGTAGACCCTCTATGGGCAAATCTACCCTGGCCCTAAACATTGCAGACCATGTATCTCAGTCCAAGAATGTATTGTTCTTCTCTCTTGAGATGTCTCAAGTACAACTTATGCTCAAGATTGTATCCTCTAGGACATCTATACCTCTGTCGAAGATCGATAGAGGTCAGATGAATGAGTCGGAAGAGTTAATATTCTATGAACAGTTATCTAAAACAGGTAATCAGAATCTCACTATAGTGGATAAAGGTGGATTATCAATAAAGGATATAGTTGCCAGGTCTAGACAGGCTAATAGTGAAAACAAGATTGACCTAATTCTAATAGACTACTTGCAGATAATGAAGTACGACAAAGGGAAAGAAATCTCTGAGTTGGGTAATATAACCAGGGAATTAAAGTATCTCTCTAAGGAGCTTCAGATACCCATAATACTACTTTCTCAATTGAGTAGGGGGGTAGAGTCCAGAGAGAATAAAAGACCTTATATGTCCGATTTGAGAGCATCGGGTGAGATCGAACAGGATTCTGACATAGTTCTAATGGTATATAGAGACGAATATTACCATCCAGAGGATTCCCCAGACAAAGGATTAGCAGAATTAATTGTTGCAAAAAACAGAATGGGCCAGATTGGTTATGTAAAATGTCAGTTTGATGGTCAATTTTCTAAATTTTCAGATATGGAGGTAGATATATATGGCTTATCTAATAAGAGTGGATAAATATACTAAGTCTGCTAAAGGGCAATCCTGCCAATTAAGGTTGGATGGTTGTATGCCAGAGAACGAGACAGTAGTTTTCGCCCACCTAAATGGTGCAGGCATGGGAATTAAAAGTCTTCCAATACATGGTGCATATTTATGTCTAAACTGCCACGATATTTATGATGGTAGGAAACAACTAGACCCACCTATTGAGAGAGAGTTTCTTGAATTGGAAATGTATAGAGCAGTAATAAATACCCAAAGAATAATGACTCGAAATGGTATAATCCAACTCTAAATGAAAACCATAACATTAATCATCGTACTTCAATTAATAGTCACTCTATTAACAGGGTGTAGTGAGTTTCCAATAGATGCTAAGTTGGAAGAAATGCGACAACTAGAATGCAGACCAGTAGATTCGTCTGGGTGTGCAGGTTTTCAAAAATGAATATATTAAGATCAGTTCTACATCTAGTCTATTTTTCAATGGCATTAATCTGTACCAGTTGCCTGGTGTATGCGGTGATGTGGTTGGAAGCTTTAAGAAAGGGGTGGTTAGTATAGTTGTAATCGAATAGGGCATAGCATTTTTTTCGTACAGGCATTTAGTGATCCAGGGTATCGAGAGTTATGTCCTATTCCGTTATAACTATAGAAAGGAGAGTAATAATGATGGAAAAAATAACGAAAGTTGCCGATTTATCAATCAACCTTGGGGTGAAATTGATTAGTTTGGCAATCGTCTTACAGGTGGTATTTGGTCATTCAGTACCATTCTTGGGTGGCAACGTCATCGGCACAATCATCGGTATTATTGGTGAGTTAGGTGCTGCTGGACTTGTCGGTTTAATCGCAACTTTGATCATTTGGAGATTACTTGATGACGATATCCGAAAGGAGTTGTCTGAATGAAGGAATACATTGATCTAGTGTTAAAAAAGAAGTCGTTAGCCATTTTTATTGGCATAGTCGTGGTGCTTATATTGGCATCGTGGTTAGGACTATAGATGAGTCATAGGAAACCTCATAAGATCGTTAACAAACTACAACACGCAGTTCGTCATAGCGTGTTGTGGTATCCTAAAATAATTATTAACAAAAAAAAGGAAACAAAGAAACGAGGAGTGGAGTACAATGATACACAGGGTTATTTCTAAAGATAAACCTAAAGAAATTATTTTTAGATCACTTGTGAAAGAGTTCTTTGGAAACAATCCAGATGAAGACATAGCGACAGTTTCCATAGAGAAAGGCAAACCTAAAAGATCAAACGCTCAGAACAGACTTTATTGGTCTTGGGTTTCAATCATAGCAGAAGAGGTGGGATATACAAAAACTCAAATGCACCTTATTCTGGCAGATCGGTTCTTAGACAAAATAGAATTCACAACCAAAAAAGGGAAAGAGATTATTCAAATTCCCTCAACAAGAGACTTGAATGTCATGCAATTTGTTGACTACCTGTACGAAATTGAAGATATGTTTGAAGGCTCTGGGGATTGGAATATAAGACTACCCAGGGGTGAAGATTATCAATTAGCGATATATGGCAGCAATGGCAACAGGACTCAATCAACAGAGGTTAGATAAACTAGACATTATCTCGGAAAATGTT